CCTTGTTTCCGGGGAGGGCTGCTTCAAAAGCCAGCGCGGAAAGGTCGAAATTTGCATTCATGCCAGAACTCCTCCTTACTCTTCAACGGCCCACAGACTCAGGGTCACCTTGTCCAGATCCAGCGGCACCGGCTGCGGCGCTTCGCTCTCACTGGTGGGCTCGGTGTAGGTCCGGGCCGGGATGTCGATCTCAGCCACATAGGCACGCCCGGCTGCAGCACCGATCACCAGCTCACCGTCAGCGTCAAAGCACACATCGATGTGCACGTCCCAGTCCTGTTCCCGCTTGACCAGGTTGATGGTCAGATCATCGTCAAAGGTGATCTTCTTCCCCTTGACCTCATAGGCGATCTTTTCTCCGACGTTCTTTTCAACGATAATCATGGTATGCTCCTCCTTTTAAATCTATTTTGGCGCTTACACGCCGCCGATGATGGCGTAATTCACCGTCACGCTTTCCGCGCTCCCGGTAAATGCCATCTTGAAGCCATTCACCAGCCTGTCGCTGATAACGATCTCGCCGATATTGCCGCTGGCGGCAGTCGCGGACAGGATCACGACCTCGTAGTTCGCGTTGCTCCGGGACGGAGACAGCGCCACGGACTTTTTCGAGTTGTTGAACGGAAACTCCAGCGAGTTGGTCAGGGTGACGCTGCCGGCCTGGGCATTGGCGGCTTTGCTTTGCCACGTTTCCAAGGCGCGGATACCGGCGTTGTTCGCGGCGATTCCGTTCTCCATGTTGTTGAGATGATCCCGCGTAATCATCTCGTACGTTGCCCAGCTGTGCTGGACATAGGTCGGGGTGCTCATGGTTCTCATTCCTCCTCTGTTTTAGATGTTGAAGGCGGGATAGTACATTTTGTTCACGTTCGGATATGCGTACATGTTGAATACTCCATTGGTAGTAATGTACCCATAGTCTGACTGGCTGGAACAAACATTGGGATCATGTGGGCTCCGCAGCCATTCTTCCGAATTGTATTTTACCGGGCTGTGGCCTTCTGCGTACCAGGCGTACTGCGTTGTCACCTCCGCCTCCTTTTCGCCAATGTCTCCGGAAGGATTCTGGATCTTTCCGAATACCTCTTGGACCGCGAGAATAAACATCTCGTCTGCAGACTCATCAACACGCTTAGCCAGCGTAGTTCCATATCCGCCCGGAGCCGTGAACTTTGAAACAGTGCGGATAACGCTGCGCATATCCGCCGGACACAGTTCAAGCTCGCGCGGCATCTGGATTCTCCGCATGTCACTCTGCAACCAGCCGCCGGTGTTTTTGTTGTTCTGATTGATATACATCAGGCCGCTTCCGTAGGCGCCGGTGTTCGTGTACTGGAACGTGATCGCCGCCTTATTTTTGCCAGCATTGTAGGTCGTGTCGTTGTATTTGGCATCCGTGGCATGGAGCGGGTCCGCATCAAATCCGATGATCCTGCAACCAATTGTTTTTCCGTTGATTGTCTCGTATTTGATATCGCCGACATGCCAAATTTCTGACGCGACACCCAATTCCGCGGCTTTCGCAATCTGTGCCCAGGAGTTTTCGTCCAGGTTGACAGCAAAATTCTCGACCGTGATCGGTATGCCCATGGTCTTTGTCTGTCTGCCGATTGTCGCAGATACGACAATCTCAGTATCAGACGCAACCAGAGGCCGTGCAGGCGAAAACGACCATGCTGTCCTATGCAGCGGAACAGAGAACGTGCCAAACTTTGCGCCGATAATTGCCCCCGCCACATCAACATATTGTCCGGGGTAATAATCCAACCGGTCCGGCGGAGCAATAAGTTCAAGGTCACGGAAAACCGCTCCACCTTTCCTGACCAGATATGCCTCACCCATGACGTAGACACCTCACTTGAATCGGAATCGCAACGGAAGGGATCGCGTCCGCCGTGATCGTCAGCCCGTTGGCCCGTGTCGTGATTCTGGAGATGAGTGCCCAGCTGTCGCAGATCTGGGTGTCCGTTGCGTACTGCCCGGACTGGACGATATCGATGATGGGTGTATCCGTTACCCGGATGCCGTTGACGGTCACGTTCCGCGAGTAGGGAGGCGCGTTCCCTGACCATCCGGAGATCGGGATCGTAACAGTGTAGATCGTTTCCTCTAGCTTGACCTCCTCCAGCCCGTTGGCAAATTCGGTGACGGCCTGGATGCCCTCCTCGATATTGTTCAGGTTGGCCTCGTTCAGGGGTGTGCCCTGCTGATAAACCTCGCCGGGGGCCGGGGTATCCGTGCGGCTGTGGTCACTGTTCACGACCTCGGTATAGGTTCTCGGTCTTCGTACAATGTGGTTTTTCCACACTGTCCGATTGTAGGTAATCGGCAATTCATCCTCCCTCCTTTCATGCCGCCATTGTCTTCGGCGCCACCCTGCAGTTATCGCAGACGGTGACGTCAACCTGTCCGAACGGGACCTGCTCGGACGGGTCCACATCCTCCGCCGGTGTGCCATCCAGGATCAGGTGGCCCAGGCGGACGAGCTCGATGCCGGTGGTCTCTGCCATGGTCAATCACCTCCTCATGATGTCAGCTCGTACACGTTGTAAGCGAAGAAATAATAAACATCCGACGCGCCGCTCTGCAGGACGATGTTCTCCGCTCTGGTTGCCAGAACGTTGTTGTTTGCGTCCAGGAGGCGGCACTGCGTCACCGTCCCGGAGGATGCGGAGATGTAAAAACCAATGGTGACCGTGCCGTCGCTGTTGATTTTTTTCTCGTTGATCGCCGCGTTCGTGTACGTGCTGCCAATCCGATACTGCGCATGGTCGACTTTGTTGATCAGCTGCTGCCGGAGATGGTTCAGCAGCGTGTTTGTGACTGCCATTTCCTCACCTCCAGTCAGTGAATCACGTTGTAGCCCTTGTTGGTTGCCCAGGTCTCGGCATAGGAGCCTGCTGGGGTCTGAATGGTCAGATCGCTGTCGCTGTTCAGGAAAGCATCGCTCGCAATACTGGTGGTCGCTGCACGAATGACCACCGTCCGCAGATTCGGGCAGTCCGCAAAGGCTTTGCTTTCGATGGTCGTGCAGGCTTCTGGACAGATCACAACCTCCGCATTGTTCCCGCTGTACGATTCTTCGCTGATCACCGTCACGAGGTCGGGAATGGTCAGGGTGTTCCCGGTTGCAGGCACGAAGCTGACGCCTACGCGGGTCGTGTCAACCTGCGCTTCAACGACATCAAACTGCGGTTCCTCCCAGTCCTCAATATCATTGGCATTCGTGAGCTCGATATCCGAAGCAACCAGATAGTCGACATAGGTCCAGCCGGCGCTCTCCTCGATCACGATGTCACCGATGACGCGGACGTAGATATCATCCAGCCAACTGCGCACGTTCTTGACCAGGTTGATATAACGTATGGCCTGCTCACGCTTTTCGACCGTGAAATCGCTGTCCGCAATGGCAACACGGAAATGGTACGGTTCCCCGCCGTAATTGAACCATTCTTCCAGCGAGTAGGATGCCCACACGTCCGACAACGCCCGTTTCACAGCGCCGACGGTCCCCAGGTGTTTATGCACAAAAAAGCTGTCACGGATGACAGCCCTTTTTGTGACAATGGGATGATTGTAGTTGTACCAGTCGATTTTGAAGTCTTTCGCAATGATATCCAGCAGGCTTTCAGGGAGATCGTCCAGGCGAGAAAAAATAGTCGGGATGTCGATGTTATCCCACAAGCCGGACAGTGCTTCAGCCGCCGTCTCGCCCAATGGCTGCATCCCGGAATCAGCCGCCAGGACCGAAGGAAGAGTCTGAAGCAGGTTATCCTTATTGACTTCGTTACTCATCCTCATAGCCCCCGTTCGTCACTGTTTTCGTGCCGATTCTGGCGAGCTGAGGAGTTGTGCCGGTGCCATCGCTGCCGTCTTCCAGGTGGGTATAAACCGGGGAGCTGACCACGACGCGCTTTGCTCCGGCTTCGACCACCATCTGGATCAGCTTGCTGGGGTTAAGGTCCCTGCCAATCTTCGCGGTCTGCCATTTGATATAGTTCTCGACAGCTTCGTTGACTGCGTTCGTAACCTCCGTCATGCTGGTTTCAGACGTTCGGCTTACGTAGTAGGTCATGTTGACATTGAATGTCACCAGAGCAGGGTCTTCGACGGCCACCTGATCAGTCAAGGGTCTGACTTCATCGTCATTGCAGGCTGCAAGCACCGCGTTTTTGATTTCAGTCCCAGCCGGATTTCCGTCCTGCATCAGAACGAAGATGTGCACCACGCCCGGAGTCGGGGAGGTGACCAGCACGTCTTCGATTTCGGTGCTTACGCTTTTGGCCCAATACTCATAGGCTCCGCGAGCGCCAGCAACGGAATAGGCATCCTCAGACGCGACCATGAGTTCATAGTATTCGTCATCTGTGGCTGCGTCCGCGCCTCCCTCAGACGCGTCAATGTTGACGCAGGAGGAATAGTACGGGAACGGGTCCACGCATGTTACGATGTTTCCCGCCGCGATCCCGTTGCCGATTGTTCCGGCATCCTCGCAGACGCACTTCACATCGACGGTGGTTTCGCCGATCGGGATGTGCGCTTCTTCCTCTGTCGCAAAAACGATGGAGCCGTTGGACGCACTCACCCGTGTGCCGGCTGGAATAACCACCACACTGCTCTGAGCAGCTGACAGGGTAAACCGCATGGTCACCGTTGCAGCCTGTGCCTCCGGTCGGGTGGAATCGAAATAGAGCTCGCCCAGGGCATCCAGGTTCGCGCCGGTGGCCCGTGACGGGATGTTCTGGTTCCCGGCAATATTGATCCGTGCATATGCCTGCACGATGATGCTTACGATCCACTGGATGAACAGCTTCTCCGGGCTGGATGCCCTCGGCTCTTTGCCAGTCAGGGCTGTGTACATCGTGGTGATGTCCTGCTCGATGACTTCCGGATTCGCGCTGATAAACTCATAGTTTGAAGGTCTACTCACGTATCGTCACCTCCAGGATGGGGTAGAGCCGGTCAGGGTGCAGCTCGTCCGCGTCAAAGCGCACCTGGTCAACCTTGACGCGCGGTTCATAGTTACGGAGCGCCTGCACCAGTGCGACCGCGTAGGCCGACTGAGCCGCATTGATGGGTCTGTGCAGCCAGTCAGGAGAGAGTCCATAATCCCGGTAAAACGGGACACTGCCCTTCTGGGTGAAGAGAATGCAATAGATGCTCTGGACGATCTCGTCTTCGTCTGACTGCGGGAAGAATGAGAGGGTGGGTGGTTTCCGAAAATCAATGGTCCGGTGTGCCATGCTATCCCTCCATTCCCAAAAGCGTTACGCTGACCTTGTACTGCGTCGGGGTGCCGTCCTTGTACAGATACTCAAAAGCACGGCTCAGGTTCGTCACCAGCCACAGATCCCCGAAGAGCTCCGTGCCGATCGCCAGCGTATAGCCTTTCTTCGCCAGCATCATTTCGCGGAGCTTGTCATATTCTTTCTTGGGGTTCACGCCCAGGTATGCGCTCAGCGTGATCTCGAACGTCACCTGCGGCGCATCGAATCCGGTAAACTCCGGCACCGCCATTGCTCCGTGGGGCTTGTGCTGAGCATAGGAGACGGATTCTGTATATTTCAGCCCCCGGAAAGTTTGCAGTACACGATCCGACACGCTGAAGGACACATCTCCGAGAGTTGCGATGGTCATGGAATCACCCCCACAACATACCCGTCAGTGTTTTTGCCGTAGGTGTACATGACCAGCACCGTCTCATCGATCTGCGGGAGCCAGGTGTTGTCGCTGTAGGTGATGTTGACCTTGTGTGTGTGCCCGTCCTCTCCGCCGTGTCCCGTTGTCGCGTGAACGTGGAAAGGGGCGAACTCAGGATCCCCGTGGAAAGGCCGCTGGGGAACAAATAACCAGTCACTTACAATGTTGCTGAGGTCGGGATAATATACCCGGACTCGCTTTTTCACCTTGTCGACATCCATCACAATGCCGACACGGACCAGGCTGTTAGGCTCCGCCATTGTCCCGCCTCCTTTACTTGTACTGTTTCTTGATGGCGCCGGTGCTCACATAGCCCGTCACGCCGCCGACGCTGACCAGGGTGAAGCCCTTCCGGGTGCTGCCCAGGATCTTGACCTCCGTCCCGGCTGCTTTGCTGCCGAGGTTCTGCGCTCCAGGCTCGGACGGGGGATTGGAAAACACGGTCGCCGCGCAGGTCAGCGCCCAGTATTCTTTCCCGGTCTTTTTCTTTCCGCCGCCGGAACCGGATTTCTCCTCTTCCTTTTCCTCCTCGGAAGTCTTAACCACCTGATGCGCGTATACGCACCGGCCTTTGATCTTGGTGGTGAACCCACCGCTGGAAGAGATGTCGTGCCTCACCTGCTTCAGGAGGTACTTGCCGTCCCACATGCCGAAGCCCTCAAGCGTCACATTCAGGCCAGCAGCCAGGAGCGGATTGCCGATCAGGGTGAAGCTGATCTCTCGCTCAAATTTGTTGTGCAGACGGAGCAGCTGGGCTGCGAGGGCGTTTGCTTCGCCTACGGTATCGACCTTGTGATCCGTGATGACGAGAGTCTGATTGTTCTCATCCTCCGCGTCAAAATCTTCCCAGGTGGCGCTGCCGACAATGTTTTCCTTTTTCTCCGGATGGTAGTATCTGACGGTGCATTTGGCATAGGTCACATCGCCCTCGGTGGTGCTCAGGTCATACTTTGTGTATGTGCCGTCCATCCATTTGATGGTCAGGACAGATGCCAGGGCCTCATATTTCGCCTGATCAAAAATGATCAACTTGGAATCAGATACCTTGAGGGAATATCCAGCGTCATGACACAGGCCCTGGAGAAACTTGATGTCCGTCTCCTTGACCTGCTCTAGCCGCTTGTAAAAAGGATTGGAGTTGCAATCATACATGAAGCCCAGACCGGCCCTGGATGCGATTTCCGCACCGATACCGGAAAGGGTGTATTCCTCCCAGGCTTTGTCCCGCTCTTCGGTTCGAACGCCGGCTGCATAGGGCAGGGAAGTTGCCTTGATCGTCACGGTGGACGGTGGGCCGGATGCCTTGGCGCTGTCCAGCGTAAAGGCTCCGCATTTGGTTTGACGGACCTTGCCTTCCGGATAGCTGCATCTGATTCCGGCTTTGATTTTCAGCCCCTTGGTTTTTCCACCAAGGGTGATTTCGCCACTGGAGATCGCGGCCTGGACGGATGCGTTCAGCCATTTCTGCAGCCAGATTCCCTTCGCATCCTGGAGCTTCAGCTGCAGGTCATCGGTTTCATCCTCTTCGTTGTCGGTAAACGAGAGGGACGTAAGAAAGGGGCGGATCTCATCGGAGATATCCACTCCTTCAAAGGCAACAATGGGATCGGTTGCCATAGCCGCCGCGACCGTACCGCCGGCGCTGATTGTGCCGGTGATAACGTCCACGGTTTCCTTCAGTGGATCTTCTTCCTCTGGCGGCTCGACAACTTCCGGCTCGTCATCCTCCCAGTTGACCGTGATCGTAATGTAGCTACCGCCGCGAAGCTGACAGGCCCAGTGATCAACACCATCTGTGGTGATGGATGACAAGCCCTCGTAGCTTGCAGATGTGCTCAGGGCTTCCGTGTGCGTTCCGCTTGTCCCGGTCGGCACATCACCCAGGGTTTGACCACCGCTGGTGATGACCATGTGCCGATCTCGGGCATAAGCGTTTCGGACATCGAAGCTGACCGTCGCACTGGTGATTTTATAGCTCGTACCGGGAAATGATCCGGATTCCAGATGCATTGCCCAGGTCTGTGCGCTCCTGCCGTTGTAGATCTCCCGGTGGGGAAACATAACGTCCGAGCGATAGACAACCGTGCCGGATGCCATTCACTCACCTCCGCCAGGGTGGGACATTGCTCGCGTCCACATCCGTTTCGTACAGGTCAGGGACGGTCAGTTTGATCCCCGCCGGGAAGAAATACAGATCCGCATAATCAGGATTTGCCATAATCAGCTTGGTGGTATGGACAGTATCGCCGTAGACCAAATACGCGATTTCATCCCACATGTTCCCGGCCTTCGTCGTGTAGGTCATCGGCTATACACCATCCTTTCCCGGTCGCTCTCGATCTCGTTCAGGGTGCTCTCCACGATGTCCCGGATTCGTCCTGTTTGATCGTCCAGGATCGCCCGGACCTCCGCGGTGTCCATACTGCCGGAAAGATTGAATACCGGGGAAACATTGATACTCGTGCTTCTGGTGGATCCTCCATCGCTCAGAGCGCCAACCGGTTCAGCTGACAGGGACCGCTGATAGGCTGCAGTTTCCTGCGCGTCCATGACCTTTTCCCCGCCGTTGAACCAAACCAGCTCCGGACCTTCTTCACCGACCATTTTGAAACCGCGTTCTGCGTGTTCGGTGCCGGTTGCGTAGCCGCCGGGGAACTTCAGCTTCAGCGCCGCCTGTGCCGCTGCTGCCACCCTGGCAAACGCGGAGGATACCGCGCCGACCTTGCCTTGAGCCGCGTCAGCGAACGCCTGAACGGTTGCCGCTCCGGCGGCTGCTGCCTCGGTGGACATCTCCATATTCGTGACGGTGGTTTCCAGAGACGCCTGCAGAGATGCCATCTGGGACGCAAAGTCCGTCTGCATTTCCGCAACGGTGGACGCGAACTGTTCCTTGCCGTCTTCAACGCCCTCGAATGCGGTATTCAGTTCGTCAATCTTGGCCGCGCCATCGGCCACAATCGCCGCCAGGTATGCCGCGCTCTCCGCGCTGCCGTCAGACAGTTGAGCAATCAGGCCCTCAGACAGACCCATCTCCGCCGCCGCTTTCAGGTTCTCGCCGTAGGTTCGCATGTACTGCGCCTGGGATTCCAGGGCAGCTATCATGTCATCCACGCTCTGCTTGGTCAGCTCCGGAGCCTGTTCAAATAACTTGAACTGCCCGTCCATGGATTCATACGCCGAATTGTACGCTTCCTCATAGGCCGCGCTCAGGGCGTTCATCTGATCCAGGATCGGCTGGACTGCATCGCTCATGCTGGTGGCGCTTTCCGCCGCTGCCGCTGCTTCTTCCGGAACGTCTCCGAGTTCTTTTTTCAGCAGTTCGACGGCTTCCGCAACCATCTCCGCATCAGCACCAGCCGCAGTCAGGGAAGTGGACAACAGGCCCATTGCTTCCTCTGCCGTCAAGGCTCCGGAACCTACACCTTCGGCAAGGTTCGAGATGAAAAGGTTTTGGATTGCCTCGTACTCTTTCAGCTGCTCGCCGTATTCGCCGACCTGCTCATTGAGTCCGGTCATGTTGGCCAGCAGCGTGGAATCGTTGGTGTAAAGCCAACCGAAGGCTTCCTGGAAGGAAACACTGCCGTCTGCGTACTTGGTCAGATCCTCGAAGGATTGACCCATCAGAGCCGCGAGCAGTTGGATTTCCTTCGCCGCTCCAGCGGCGTCAAATCCCTGGGTGCCGACGTTATCGTCAAACGCTTTCAGCATGGATTGATACTGCGCGTTGACTTCCTCCGCCGTCATCCCGGAATACTTAAGGGACGCATTCCATTGATCGAAGGTTCCGGCGGATCTGGCAGAAACATCCGCGCTCTGCTTCACAGCGTTCGCGTACTGTTTCGCCTGTTTGGTGGCGTTGCTGTAGACTTCGCCCCTGATCCTGGCCTGCTCCGCTGCCGCCAGCTTGTCGGCCTGTTCAATCTGCCGATTGATTGCGGCTGTCTGGGCTTCGGTAGCAGACACGACACCGTTTGTCTGTGCAGACAGCTCACCCTTGATCTCTGCCAGACGCTGTTCTTTTGCGGTCAACTCATCGACCGCGGCCTGGGTGATCAAATACTGCGCATTCGCATTCTGATAAGCCGTGTCCAGCTCGCCGACCTTGGTTTCCTGTTCAGCGATAGCCGCTGTTTGGGCTTCAATGGCTTCCTGGATCGCGCTCTTGTCCTTGTCGGACTTCGCATGGGTCAGACGTGCTTCAAGCTCCTGCTGCCGCTTCTGCATGTCGGCAAGCTGGCTCTGAGCGGTGGTCAGTTCGGTCTTCGCGCCTTCCGCTTTCGTTTTCAGTCCGTCCGCTTCCGCTCCCAGGTTGGTGATGGCCTTCTGTACATCTTCCAGGTTGGTCAGATTCGCGGTCAGCTCGACAACACGGTCATTCGCTGCAATGTAGTTATCGACTGTGATTTTGGTGGAGGTGTCCGCAGTGCCCTTGATTTCGATGACCGCATCACCGTCCAAGAATCCGGCGGCTTTCAGGCTCTTAATGGCGTTACCTGTCAAGTTGACCTGTGTGCCCTCCAGGAATCCTTCCGCGGATAAATGCTCTGCCACTTTCGGCGTCAGAAGGACTTTGACAGATCCATCATTTGCCCCGCTGAAGAACTGATTGGACTGCAGATGACTGGCAACTTGCGGTGTCAGTTTGATGGTGCCGTCCTCATT